GATCTTTTTTATGGATACCGATTTAGAAGTACTCTGTTCTCGTTGTCATAGGCAAGAACACGGGATATAAATAGATACCCTTGGTAGGGGTTGACAAGTACTTCTATCTGTGTTAAAATGTATAAATCAAGGAGAGCAAACAATATGAAATAAAAAAACGAGACTCTTTTCGGTCTCCGGGGAGAGATATAAGTCATAGTGCTGATATGTTACGTCTAACGGTTGTGATCTCATATAGAGAGTATTATCTGATACAGAACCTTCTAGCAGAATATGATGTAGAAGTAGAGGAACGATATGAACAAAAACAAACAGCTTCCTTTGGAGGAAACTAATGAAATTTCAGAAACTACTTATTATGGTCGCCCTATGGTTGGCCGTGATTCAGCCTTTTTTCGCAGAGAGGCCCGCCGATTGGCACGAAAGTACAAAAATAAAGTCTATCCTGACCCTTCAAGGCGAGAAAGCGGAATTGCCTCGTGGCTTGGTGCATTGTGTAGCATACACAGAAAGTAGATTCATTCCTACAGCAAGATCTAAACTGGTAGATACTTACCGTTCTTGTGGGATTATGCAACTTTACCGGAAATATATAGTTTCTATGGTTGAAACCTATTCAAGCAACCCAGATGTATTTGACTGGACAAACCCCTCGGATAATGCAGAGGTGGGTTGTGAATATTTGTCATATCTTATACACAAATTTGGGGGAAGTGTGTGGCTGGGATTATGTGCATACAATATGGGGGAATCTGATTTGTCGCACATTAAATCCCTAGATGATATTCCGCAGAACTGCAAAGATTATGCTGATGGTATATTAACGATGCTAGACCAGTGGGACGAAAGTTGGTAAAAAGGGTTGACATCCCCTTTATTATAAAGTATACTAGAGAAAGAGAGATTAAGGAGGCTATTATGATGACAGCAGAAGACAGGGCAGCTTTGTATTTGGAACTTAAAACGGATGTATTCAAGGCTTGGGATGCAGGATTTGCAGAAGGGCTTGAACCAGCGTTTATGTTGGCAGATACAAAAGACTATGCGAATCAGGGAGACGGAGACAGTATGGATCACGTTCTTGATCTTTTCATGGATGATTGGAAGACATCCCGTGGAGTATGATACTCTAATTATCTGTGGGACAGCTAGGGATATCCTTGACGATGAACTTGCGGGCGCAGAGGTGTGGTCAGTGGGCATAACTAAACTTGAACAATGTAACCGTTATTACGAGCTGCATGGTTTGGAAAGTAAAGCACCAAAATTTACTTATAGGGATGTTCCTTTGAGTAAGATACATGCTTTAGGTTTGCCCCTCAAGAATACGGTATGTGTGATGTTGGCTTGTGCCATAGTAGAAAATAGGCACAAGAACATTAAACTACTTGCTACACCTTTGATGGCATCTAGCGAAAGGATAGCAGAGCGCCCCTCCGTAGCTTTTTTGGTGGGGTATGCCAAAGCTTTAGGATTTAATATCTTCTGGGAAGACGGGATTAATATAAATGGAATCTATATGGGAGGACAACTATGACAGTAAAAATTACGACAGATACTATGTGCCAGAGAAGTGGTGTAATCCTTTTGAAAGACGTTATCCTGTATAACGTACTTGATCTTAGTGGATTGTACTACGGCAGGGACAAAAAGGGTGAGGAACGAGCAGTGCTTATCAACGACGCAGCAATCATGCTGGAGGAATACGAAGATGGGAAAGAGCTACGCGGCTCGAAAACCAGTAAGCCAAAGACCTGAGTCAGATTTCTACCGCACGCCTGAAAGTCTAACACAACTACTTTGTGACACATACGAATTCGGGTGCTTTGATACGATCTACGAGCCTATGGCAGGAGACAATGCTATAGCGGATGTATTGCAGCTCAATGAATACGATGTAGTAACCGATGATATCAGAACTACAGGTAAGAACTTTCTTGAATTTGACGGAAAGGTAGAATACATAGTAACAAATCCTGCATTCAGTATATTCGACGAGACTATACAAAAATGTCAGGAAGTATGTGAGCATGGATATACTTTACTTGGAAAAACAAATTTCTTTGGTGCATATGGAAGGTATAAACAGGGTTTATGGAAAAATCTTAAACATGTGTATATCTTTAATAGGCAAGTTGACTACAGAACGCCACCAGAACAAAACGGACATTTCTGTGTAGGAAACTTGATTACAGGGTGGTTTGTATTTGATAAGGGATGGAAGCATGATTGTTGGAATACATCTATTATGGATGTACAACCGTGGGCTACTCTAGGTAGCTATGATAATTATACAAGGAGAAAAAATGACAAGATTTGATTCAGTTAAAGGTGAGCGTGTTCTTATGAATAATGTAGAAGTCCTTGAAGCAAAGCGGGGCGTTTCTGTTACATTCATCCATGAGGGGAGGAGCACATATGTGACAAATCCTGCTGGGCGAATTCGCTGTAGTAAGAAAGAACGGCTTAGGAGCAGATAAATATGGAGTATGAAACAGTTACTATACCAAGGATTACATATGAAAACCTATTATACAAAGAATCTGTTCTTGAGGCATTGCGTTGTGGTGGAGTAGATAATTGGGACGGCTATAGTGACGCATTACAAGTACTTAATGATGATGAATAAGGGTATTCCTTGACGAATATGAAGCTGGTGTTATAATGACACTAGCTTTTTTGTTTTTAGGAGATACTAATGAGTCGTACTAGCTTTTTCACTTGGGATAGAGTTGCTACCTTGGTGGAATACCCACATCTTATAGGCCATCTTTGTGGCTTTAAGGATATGACAGAAGTCCATTCGGGGTGGATTAAATACGTACACGATAATAGACAAGATTGTGCATTAATGGCTAGTCGAAGTTCTTTCAAGAGTACAGCTATGGTTATAGTTGGTGTGATCTACCGTCTCATGCGAGATAAGAATGAAACTATTTGTATTATGCGTAAAAGTTATAGTAATGCCGCTGAAGTACTCCGTACTATAATGAATCTTTGCGAATCCCCCATCATACATGAGCTTCTTACCTTCTGCTGGTTTGCTATGAAAGATAGCAGGATCCCAGACAAAGCAGAATGGCGTTTCAATATAAGAAAAGAAGGAAGAATCAATCTTTCTGTTAGAACCTCCTGCTCACCAGAGCCTACGGTTATGGCAGTAGGGATAGATAGTAATCTTACAGGTGTTCACGTTGATGTCCTTATAGCAGACGACGTTGTAACCCTTCAAGACCGCCTCTATCAATCAGAGCGAGACTATACAAAGCTTGTTATGGCTGAAGCCCGTGGTAATATCGTTAAAAAAACAGGATACTCCATAATTATAGGAACACCATATCAGAGAGAAGATTATTGGTCAGTCCTTGAGGCAGAAGGAATTAATATTCCTAAGTATCCTTATCAAATGCTCCCTTTCATCAAAGAAGAAGAAATAGAAAAAGCCAGAAGCGTCATGTCCCCAGCATATTTTGCTTGTAACTATGAATTGTCATACAAGAATGAATCTGACCAGATATTCTTTGATCCTCATATGGGCAGATGGAATAAAGCGCACAATAAAAGAGTATGTGCACATATTGATGCTTCTTATAGTGGTACAGATACTACCGCCCTTACTATAGCAGCAGAAATGCCAGATGGAAAAGTGAATATGGTAGGATTTGTCTGGCACGAACATATTAAAGATATTATTCCTAAGATCTTCATGCGTCTCCAGCAATACGACGCACATACAGTATACTCAGAACAGAATTCCGACAAAGGCTACACCCTTCATATGCTTGAAGAGCATCCTTTGGCTAAGACGATTATGATATACCCCGAACTCTATAATGAGTCTATGCATAAACAACTCAAAATAGCCTCTGTCCTTAAAGATAAATGGGATAGTATTATATTCGCAGAAGAAACAGACGAAGAATACCTCCTGCAAATCACAGACTGGTCAGAAGACACCAAGTATCTAGATGACTGTCCTGATAGTGCTGCCTCTATACTTCTCCACGGTGGATTCTCTATAGGGGGGGATTGGATGGCTCTTTATAACTAAGGGTATAGCTTGACAGTTTTTGGGCTTACGCCTTAATATGGTTTCATATATTCACAGGAGGCCCTTGTGCCCGAAGAAACTGAAAAACGTAAACCGGGAAGACCTAGAAAGGTAATTCCTGCAACAAATACAGTAACCGAAGTATTCCATGAGGATGGTTGGGATAATATGATCATAGGTCTTGGTCAAGCCCAAGATAGATCCCAATATACCACCTACGGGAATGCGGTGTTTCTTGACGATGCTACCTTATCTCAATTATATCTTGGTGAAGGTCTCGCGTCTCGTATAGTCAATGTCGTTGCAGATGATTCTACCCGTGAATGGATTTCCCTAGAGGATGAGTACGCCGACGAACAGATCACACCCGATTTGGAGAGACTCAATGCAGAGGAAGCCCTTAATACTGCCGTCCGATGGAGACGTTTGTATGGAGGCTCCCTTATTCTTATTGGTGCCCTCGATGGAAGGTCAGTAGATCAGCCACTTGCAGAAGATAAAATTCGGGCAATAGAATATCTTAAAGTAATAGACCGTACCTGTGTGGATATTACTAGCTCTATCTATGATACCTCTTTATCGTCTCCGACATTTGGTAAAATCTTACAATACAAGGTTAGATACACCGTAAATCGTGAGCAGTATGATATGTTTATTCATTACACCCGTGTTATAGAATTAAAGAATGATCAAATACCCACAACTAGCTATAGTTCAGTACCCGATTATACAAAGTATTGGGGCATGTCCAGTTTACAGCCCATTAACTCTGCCTTGCGGGATCTCGGGGGTATCAATACCTCCATAGTAAACATCCTATATGGGTATTGTTCTGGTACGTATAAGTTCAAGGGATTAGCACAGCTACTTGCAGCGGGTGGAGAAGAAAAACTTTCTAAACGTCTTCGTGCCCTAGAGATGAGCACCAGTGTTCTTAATGCGCGTGTTCTTGATGTAGATGAGCAATTCACCCGTGAGTATACTTCTCTTGCATCACTTCCTGAAATTGTTGACCGTTTCATGTTAAACCTTTCTGGTTCTACAGGTATTCCTGTATCTCGTCTTTATGGAAAAACTCCGAGTGGTCTTAATGCTCAAGGCGGTTCTGAGCAAGATAATCGTATTTACTATGACTTGATAGAAGCTGATCAGAGAAATAAGCTTATGCCAGCTATACGTCGTCTGGTAGGACTTATTGCACGTACTAAGAAAATCGCACCAGAAGATATCTCTATAACTTTTAATAGCCTTTACCAGATGAGTGAAGAGGAAAAGGCTAAAGTAGATTACCAGATAGCGCAGACAGCAAAGATTTACCATGATATAAACATGGCTTTGGTGGAAGCAGGAATTCGGGATGGTCAAGAATACGCTAAGGAATTGGGATATGAGGATGAATACACTGAGCCAGTAGATGATCCGCCACCGCCAACTACAACTATGCCTATGACAGGCAAGACGGTACCCAATGTCACCAACGGAAAATAATTTCAAGACATTGCTCTCCTTATATAGAAGGGCAATGTCTCCAGCACAAAGAAAACGAACACAAAAAATAAAACCCCGTGCTATGGTTTATCCTATAGGGATAGAACGCGCATATGCTAGTGATATAACTAACAAGAATAAAGCTTTAGTACGAAAATCATGGGAACTCCTTATCCCATTTCTAACCCGTTGGTCTCCTGTAAAGTCTGATAGTGCAGATACAGAACTGGACTCTATTATGAAGCAGTTGGATGATTTTATAGATGTAAATTATGGTTCTACCTTTATAGTAGCAGATCTTGGACAACTTGTCAGGGGCTTTGCAGAAAAGATACTTGGCAAGAATACAAATTTCTTTGAGTCGCAAATCGCTATAGTTGCAGGAACTCCTATTACAGTAGATCAACCATGGTGGCCAGAAGTACGTTCATTATGGGAGCAAGAAAACTATAGGCTTATAAAGGGTCTCGGAGAAGAGTACGTTCGTAAACTAAATAGTACAGTCATAACAGG